AGAATTTACAATGTTATAAGACAGAACTTGGTCATTAAGGTCATGAAATAATTCCTTAGCTATCGCTTCGGATACTTCACCCTTAAGATTGTCAGTCGCTGCAGAGTAATCACCTGAGCAAATCTTATCCCCTGCTTTCATGTCCTTAAGCAAGGGGTAAAGATGATTTGGTGTCAGAGGCTCTCCTATTAAGTCAAAGAAGGAGGTCTCATGTCTATACAGAAAATTCCAAAGAGATTTTTGTACCTTATGCATTCTTACATGAAGTCCCGTTGAAGGTTTAGTGATAATTCTAACTTTCATCGGTTCTAAAATGCAAGCTGGAGCAACGAAAAGATTATTTAAAAATTTTCGTGCTTCTGGGCCCCTAGCACTGCCAAAAGGTACATGGCGAAAAATCTCGAGCATACTGGAAAGAAAAACCGGAGCAAAGGACCTAACCTCAATAGGTGCTAATTGTGCTTTATCTTCTTTATCGAAGCAATAGCCAATAAACTCCCTAACGAGGTATGGGCCGTCCCCGTGAACTTCACGTTGGACAAACCCAATATTCCCCCCGTCAGCATATCCGCTGAGGAGGGTAGAATGGGAACTCTGGTTTAAGGTATCGTCATCGTTGAAACGAAGACGCTTTCCATAGCTCATAATAGCTCTAGTTTTATCCTGGATAGAAGCGTACAACCCATGAGATATTGTGCCATCTTTAGTAAGCTTAACACGATTCGTGTTAAGTGACTTCTGGACAATTTCCGGACCAGCAGGAAGAAGACCTTTCTTATAACCTTGAAATAAGGTATTAATAAGAATTTGGTTCTTCATCCTCCTGGCGCCATCTTTAGAAGAAATACGATTGAGTATAACTCTAAGACGGTTAGGAAAAATGTCAAGTCCCATAAAGTTGACGCAAGATCCCTCTGGTGATACTTCTTTCCAAAACCTTGTAAAAGCAAGGTTAGTTGAAAACTTGAGCTGAGGAATAGTCTGTTGGAGCAGCTCCAGGTAAAGATATTTATTGATCTCAATATCTTTTTCCTCGGCTGTTAGATCCACACCAAACAGAAGACATAACTCACCCATCCGGCGGACAAAATCATCCGCTCTAGAAGAAAGAGTTTGAACAAAGGTAGACACGAATCCTAACACTCGAATTTCATGAATGTTAGATCCAGTTCCATCTACCTGATTATAAGCCCACAAATGTCTATAAGGCTTATATAAAGAGCACAGATCAAAATGACGAAAACCAACTGGTAATTTCATTCCCATTGAGGATAAGAAATCATACAGTTTTAGGTTTAAAGCGTTAACACGATCGTCCGCGCTCGCCCCAGTTTCCGGAAACAAACCCCTATACGCACAATCTCGGACCATCTGTCCAAAGATTAGCTCTGTAAATGTTGTAGTATTTATCATTATTACAAATTTTAACGCGTTAGTCTAAAC